TTGAAGCTGCGCTATTCTTCATCTTAGCAATTTGTCTCCAAGTAAAGAGTAATGCTAAATCGATTCTTTGCTTTTCTCCTTCTGAGAATGAAGCATAGTTAAATGAATCGCGATGTCTTGATCTTATAGTCTCATTAAAGTTTTCATCTAAATGAAACGATACAAAGAAGTCTAAGACTTGTAGATATTGATTAATCAGTCTGTTCATGACTGGAAGATATTGCTTAATGACTTTAGTTTTAATACCAGTATCCTTTAGCATCTCTCCTATAACTTCATTATAAGTTCTTTCTTCTACGTACTCAAGCTTTTTCTCTGTTGACGTTTCTTTATTCTTTCGTAATGATCTTTGCTCTTCTTTGGCTTTTGAAACATCTCCTGTTTGACTTTGAAGATTATCAATTTCCTTTTGAACTTTATTTACTTCTTTTTGAAGAAGAGTAATAGCATCATTATTACTATTTATCTTTTGTTGTTTTTGACGGAGCTTATTAAGACTATTAGATACTTCTTGTTGTTCAGCTTGCATCTCATGTATATTCTTTGAGAGCTCATCTTTTGCTGTTTGAATCTCTTTTGCTTTGTCTTTAATCGAATCAATCTTTTCTACTTTCTTAGTTTCTTCGATTGCTTGATCACATGTAGGACATTCATCGTTATCTTCATAGAATCTGCTTTCATCTACAAGACCTTTGATCTTATCGTTGAATTGCATATCATAAGAATCAAGTTGAGACATCTTTTTAATAAGTTGGCCACTATGTTTTTCTTCTTCAGTAATCGAAGCTGAAAGATTCTTACCAAGATGTTTACTTTCTTCAAAGAGCTTATTGATTTCTTCTTTATAAGTATCGATACTTGTTCTCTTGTTTTCAATTTGATCATCATTTAACTCTTGTAAGTTCTTAATGTATTTGCTTTGAGCATCCATCTTAGTTTTAAGAATATCAATTTGATGATTAATATCTGTAAGCTCATCTTTGATCTTAGAGTTTCTTTCCTTTAAGAGAGTATTCATCTTAGAAAAGATGTTGATGTCTAATAGGTCTTCAATAATGTTTCTTCTTGACCATACAGGTAATTGCATGAATGGTATAAACGAAGATGATCCAAGTACTACTACCTGGTGAAATGACTTATGATTAAGCTTTAAGATATTTTGTTCTAAGAACTTCTGATAATCTCTTGCATTAGATGCTTGATTAATAAGATTGCCGTTTTGATAGATCTCAAACTTACCTGGTTTGATTCCTCTTACAATCTTAAAGTCATGACTTCCAATAACCATTTCAACTGTAACTACTGTACCTTTTTTATTGATACTATTAATCATTTGATCTTTCTTAATGTCTCTATGGGGTTTACCAAAGAGAGCAAAAGATAATGCGTCAAGTAAAGTTGATTTACCTGCGCCATTTTGACCAACGATTAACGTTGATGGTGTTTTGTCTAACAATATTTTTATTGGATCGCTTCCAGTGGATAAGAAATTCTTCCACTCACATGATTTAAAATGTATCATACTACCTCTAGATTCTGTGCCTCAGTATATAGTTTACGTAATTCGACTTTAAGATGTTCTTTATCTAAGTCAGTATCGACAGCTTCAACATAGGAATCCAAAAGCTCGTTAGTATCTTCTAGGGATATTTTCTCGTCTTCGACGCTTTCTCCCATATACTCTTCAAAACTTTCAGCTATCTTAAGCTCATATGTTTCAATATTCTGTAATCTATCTACAAACTTATCAAACATATATAAGTCATTTTTATTTAAAACAATCAGCTTGATGAACTTTTTCTCATACTCTGATATGTTTACTTTGTCATAATCTGTTTTAGTATCGTCATATATAACTTTCTTAAACATTGTAATTGGATTTCTTACTGGTGTAATCTCTCTTGTTTCAGTATCAAGTACATGAAAGTATTTTGGATCATCAACATCAGCCCAAGTAAACTCCATTTGAGAACCAAGATACGTTACGTTACCTTGAGAACTTTTTGTATGGAAATGTCCACTCAGAACCATTTCAAATCTTGAGAATACATCAGCACTCATACCATGTGGGTTAGGCATTCCTGCCATCATATCAAATCCTTTCAGTTCCAAATGAGCTCCAAGAATTGCTGCGCCACATTTTTGAGCAAACTCTGTATATTCTTTATAGTTAGCATTGTTAATCCAAGGTATTACTGCAACGCCAAGTCCATCATAATCAAGCACTGTTGGCTTCATGATAATATTGACATTAGATGTAAAGTAACCTAAGAGCTCTTTTAAAGAACAAAGCTCATTGGTATTCTTAAAGTAGACGTCATGATTACCTGGAATGATATCCATTGTCATGCCGTTTTCTTTTAATGGTTCTAAGAAATGCTTACGATTAGCATTTAATGCTTTAAAGTTGACAAACTTACGATGTTCGTAATAGTCTCCTAAATGCAGTACGTTTTTGATATCATGTTCTTTACAATACGGGAAGAAGACTTCTGTATAGAAACGATCTTGGTATTGTAAGAAGATATCACTACTATTTCTGACACCACAATGAGTGTCATTTAAAATTGCTACTTTCATCTTTTTGCGAGACTCATCATACGCTTTTGAGCTTTCATAATACGCCTTCCAGCATTCTTAATCTTCTCCATCTTGATAGCTACAATGTCTCTTTGTATCTTACGCTTGTCTTCGCGTTGTGTTCTTTTCTTCATAAGACGTACGTGTCTTTGATTTTGTTTTGTTGTTACTCTTTTCATTACATAAACAGCTCGAGCTTTTCTTTCTCTCGCCTTTTCTCCTCTTTAGCAAATACTTTAATTGCTTCATCTTTTGTACGTATCTGACCAATTCTTTGTCTTAACGTATCAACATAAGCCATTGTTTGTTCAGCACCTTCGTTATCCATTCCCATTTGAACAAAGTCTTCAATGCCCATTTTCTCAATGAACTTAAATTTGATTTCTTGTTGTTTCTTTTCTTTAGTTATTCTACGTATAAACGCAAAGTAACATATTTGAGTAAAGTATGAGAACGCATTAGGCTTTCCAGTTCTTGTAGCAGTTTCAATATTGTAGTTGTTGATTGCTCTTAAACAGTTTTCAACTGCATCCATAACCATCTCGTCTCTATAGGTATACCTCACGAAGTTCGGTCTGTGAGACAGTCCTTCTGAGATCTTTAAAAAGCAAGATGCAATATAGTTTGTTACTGTTGGTACTGGAATTTCTTGTTTCTTAGCTTCACGTGCGCTTATTGCATACGCCATGACTGCTTCAGAGAATTCTCTATTATTTACGTAGTGGGGTTTATCTTTTGGTTTGACTTTTACTGTCATGTTTTTTTCTCCATAATGTATATTATATCATAGTTTTAGTTAAATGTAAACGATTAATTTATTTCAATTATTTTCACTCTAGTCGTTTACATTTGCCTGTTTTTATGGTATAATATATTAACACCCGGAGCGGTAGAGGTACAGTAATTAATGAAGTACCTTCTTCTCTGCTCTAATATTAATATCATCAGCCGAACTACTTAAAGAGTCTTCATAGTCTTGCATGAGCTCTTCATCTGATCTTGTATCAGGCGGCTTGATAGGGTTATCCATCTTAAGAGCAAATTGTACATATGTATCTTTTATAGACTCTGCTATAGGTACATGCTGTATTATGCTACTCTTAAGTACTTTAAATTGTTTACTTTCTGAGAATGGGAACCATGCTGAGAACTGAACACCACCTAGAAAACTTGGATTCATCTTTACTGGTCTCTCAATAATAAGATTATCTTCGTTCTTTACTGCAAGAAGTCCAATGATATCTTCGCCGTTCATGAGTTTAAAATGTCTAATATTTAATGATTCCATATTATTATTTATATGTCTATATCGTGCATCTTATAGTTAAATCTTTCTTTTGAATAGATCTTAATTCTTTCAGCTGCATGTTGTAATGTATAGTTCTTTCGATTCTTCCAATGTAGATCATCAGCAATATCATATATCTTTGTATCTCTTCCATCTTCACTCTTCCTAAGTCCTCGTCCTATTGATTGAAGTACTCTAATCTGACTTTTACTTGGTGAAGCAAAGATGATATTGTGTAAATTCCTAATGTTAATACCAGTAGAAAAAGTCCCAATACTTGCAACAATAATGGCATCCTTTTCTTTCTCGGTAATCTCACGAACTGATTCTCTTGTGTCGACATCTGTTTCTCCTGATACGTAAAACAGTTTTCTGTCTTTAGGTATTTTAGTTTGTAATAATGAATGTAATGGTTTACCATGTTTATCAACATAGTTAAAAAGTATAAGTGTATTACCTGTTTGATCTAAAGCAAGATTAGATATAAAGTTATTCCTTGGTTCATATCTTACAATAAAGTCTAATTCTTGCTGATATGTTTCTTTTACGATTTGCTTACAATACTCTTCTTTATATTTAAGTATAAGTATGTCAATGTTTAATTGAGCAAGATCATTGTTATCCATTAATTCTTTTGTTGTTGTCACTTTATATACTGGACCAAAAAGTCCTTCTAATACTAACTGATGAGTTTGTGTTCCATCCAATGTTCCAGTAGTACCAATACGATACTTCGCTTCAGTGCATTTTTCTAATATGCTTGTAAGAGACTTTGCTTTAAAATTATGAGCTTCATCTCCTATGACCATACCAAATCCACTAAACCAGTTAGCAGGTAACTTATAAATTGATTGCCAAGTTGATATAATAATTCTTTGAGTTACTCCTATTTTTTCTCGGCCAGAATATATCCTATGGCAGTTTTCTTCATGAGACCAAGTATCTTTTCTAGAGTAGTCTCCGAAGTCAGAGTACATTTGCTCTACCAATGATGTTGTAGGTACTATAAGCAAAACACTACCATCAAAAACATCAAGGTAATATCGTATAGCCAAATATATCATTAAACTCTTCCCAGAAGCAGTAGGTGATAGTAATAACGTTTTCTCTTTTGAAAGCGTGTGCGAGAGTCCCTCTAATTGATATCCCCTAGGTGTTATATCAGCTCCGTTCACAGAAAGGGACAGATTTGATAATAGCCCCTCTATGTTAGGCTCTAGGGATGATTCGAGTGCACCGTATTGTGGCGATTCTATCACTTCTAACTTATAATCCCTCACGTCACAAAACTCACGCAAATATTTGTGCAATCCTGTGTATAATGTCTTTTTTCTGCTATCAAATAATCTTATTTTGCCGTC